TTGCAACTTCAAGATGAAGATTCAGACTGTTGGTGGTTTTGCAAACTACGATAAGAGTGAGTTTGACACCAAGAGTCCTCTGCTTGAAGGTAAGGATGAGTTCCTTGAGAAGTTGTGGAAGTCACAGTATGCCTTGCAGGAGTTTGTTGCTTCCGACAAGTTTAAGTCTTACGAGGAATTGAAGGAGCGGTATGAGACTGTTCTCACCACCGAAATCAAGTCCTCCAAGAAGGCTGAAGACGAAGAGCCCATCCGTGAGAGTTTGAGCGAGAAGTTCCGTAAGAAGGACGCTCCCGCTGCAAAGAAGCCAGCACAGGAAGAGGATACGGCTGAGGAAGACGATACCCTGTCTTACTTCCGTAAGTTGGCTGAAGAGGATTGATTAACCTGGTGGTCTATAGGAAATTTGGAGTGCTACCTTGGTAGGATCCATATGACCTGACGAGATCATCGGAATCATTCCGCCACCACCGTTAGAGCCGGAGGTATTATTGACGACATTGTTCACAATAGTATCTCCGGCTTTTCCTTTGTATCCAAGAGCAGCATTCATCATTTCCTGTTGACTCAATGGTGAGGCTGATGGAGATGCAGCATATTGCATTTGATTGCTCATAGGGGTGAGCATATAATCTAATGCTTCTGCTCCCTTTTCTTTAATCTTCATACCTAGTGGACTATTGGACAACGCTACAGTTTGATCTTTAACTGCTTCGGTGTGTTGTTTCAATGCTTCAACTAGACTATTTAAAGATTCTGATGCAGAACCCCCAAGTTGTTGACCTGTTGACATTGCATCGGAAACTCCCTCTGTAACAGATTCGCTTAGAGAACCAAACCACTCCTTGGTATCTTCTGCCTTTTCTTTAGTAATCTCAGTAGTTTTTGTGGCTACAGCCGTTACTGCTGCTTTAGCAGTATCAAATGGGTTTTCTTTCTTGCCAAAAACATTACCAAGAGTATCGTTATACCAACCAATAGCGTATTCAACAACCTTCTTTACAACATCGTTAATTGTATCCAATACCAAATTAAACACATACGCTATTCCGTTAATTACAGGTTCTATTGTATTTTCATAAACAAACATTAGTGCCTTGAAGGTATACTTGAAAACAAATCCTAGTGCGCTAAACGCAAGTTTAACTAACGGGAATATAGTATAACTCATAACAGTAAATACCATTCTGAGTAGTTTTAGAACAGGAGCCAATAAGGTAAATGCTCCATCCAAAAGTTTAACTATTACTTCGGTTACAGTTTCCAAAACAGGTTGAACAAAATCTGTGTATATTGAAGATATCAAATCAAAAATAGTTTCACCCACATCTAACATTAAATCAAATAGCGGTTCAAACCATCGGTAAATCCTTTCAAAGTTCAAAGCCATAGCAGCAGCAATACCGCCAACAGGGCCACCAAATATTGTTGCAAGAGTTGACGCTGTTATTTGTGTGATTAAAGCAAGAGCACCTTTAATAGCAGTTCGTAAATCACCTGAAGTTAGTTTTTGCCATAGTGATGGCAGACCTTCAAAGATGCCTATAACTGTTGCTAATGGGCCCAATAATCCACCTAAACCTTTTCCTAGTTTAAACCCCAATTTAGCAAACTTAAAGATACCAAGAGTAAAATAGTCAACGCTAGTTACCAATTTACCAGTTCCAGATTTAAAGAACTCGGTTATTGGTGCAAAAACTGTCTTGACAAAACCACCAACAGTTGTGGTGACATTGAGTATACCTTTTCCTATGCTACCCAAAATGCTACCAGTTTTTCCAATAAATGCAATTATTTTTGATTCGGCAAATTTTACTATAAGAGCATCCAAAAGATAAGAAAGAAACGCAGGAACCATTTCAAATTTAGAGAACAGTTTTCCAAATTTGCTTTTAAGGGCTCCAAGTATCTTACCTTTCATAGTTTTTGAAAAAGTAGATACAGACTTGTAAAAATCAGATATGGCTTTATATACATCAGGCAAATCGTGATATATTGCTCTTGTAATCTGAATTTTAATTGCTTTAAAACTATCGGAAATTCCTCTAACCCCATCTAAGAAATTATAGAACGGTTCTAGAGTTAAAACATCACCTATCCGCTTTAGTTTTACATATTGTGCAAACAGCAGTCCACCAAACAAGCCCAAGGTAAACATTAGTGGAATAACTACAATCTTAACCAATCCCATTATGATTGGCCCAAATGGACCAAGAAGATCAGAAATGATTTTTATCAAAGAACGATGCTTGGTGTTTTGAATGAGTTTATCCATATCTTTTGATACACTCTTAAAACCGTACTCTAGGATAGGTTTAGATGGATCAAATTGATTAGATGAAATAATTTTGCGAACATTTTCTTGATCTTGTGTGTTCGCGGCTTTATTGAGTTTAATTATATCTCGGTTCTGCTCAAAGAATTCCAAGTCTCTTTTCTTTTCTTCCACAGACAAACGAAAACTAGAACGAGCAAGTTCTGTTAGTTCCGGATCAGAAACTTTTCCCATCTCAACAGAGGATGTCTTTAAAATTTTCTTGATTTCTTCTAGAACAATTCCATTGTCTTCAGAAGCCTCAAGGCTTGCCAAATCTGTTCTTTGTTGTTCTAAGAATCCTTCATACCAACTATCAAAGTCTAGTGATTGACCTTGAGAAGTTTTCATAAACTCTAAGTTTGTTTTTTGATACTGTGTGATTACAGAAGTTAATTTATCAAAAGTTTGAATTCTTTCTTTTGCTCCAATACTAGCAAGAGAGCGAACTGGTTCGCCTTTCGCCATACTCTCTTCCATACTCTTTAAAATCTCAGAGAGAGTTTGAATTTTATCCGTAAGTTCTTTGCTGACTGCTTGCTCTTCTGTCGATAGAGTCTTATTTTCTCCCACAAGATCAGCGTACTGTTTCTTTAGTTCATCAATTGTCTCGGTTAGAGATTTGATGGTTTGAGATTGAAGAAGTTGGGCTTGTTTTAGTTCTGCACTTACAGCGGCAACATTAACACGGGGGTCTTCTGGTGCTCCCCCGGGCATTGAGTTTGGTCCTGTGTTAAATCCTTGTTCTGCCATTTCTTATTCTTTACTGTTGAAACTGTGCGGGATCAAATTGCGCCCCATTTATTCCTTGGTGCTTTTCATTTTCTTCTTTCACATGTTGAACCAGCATATCAATGTATAACCGTCTTTCCCACGGTAACATGTTTTCTAAATCACATAATGAATACTTATGATGCTGCATCATTGCAAAATTACTTTGGAACATGTTTCCCAAAGTATCATGCATCATACTTATTGAAAAAAACTCTGCGCCCCTCTTAGCGTGACCTCCGATTCCTTACTGCACTTGGGACACTTAATCTTGATATCCTTCTGCATCACAGGCATATTTTCAAAGAACGCCATAATCTTCTTCAACCCAACCTGCGAAAGTTCATCCATAAACTTTACAACTTCTTCTTTTGTAAAGTCTGAAGTGTTGTATACCTGTTTGTCATCGTAAATTTTGTCTATACATCCTGCCACGAAAGCCATTACATCTTCTGAATTTTCAGACTTCTGTATCTGCGAAAGGTTAATCATATCCTCATAGTTTGGATATCGCATAAGAACACCAACAGTTTCGGATAGTTTGATTCTGTTTGTAAACTTTGGATCAAACTTTACTTCCACATCATTGATGTTTACTGTTGTTGGGCAACTTTCGGTACAAGAAGAGCACTTTATTCCGACCTCAATAGTTTCACCAACCGACTTTGACCGAAGTTTCAAGAACAGATATTCAATATCAAACGATGCAAGAGAATCAATATCAACCTTACCAAAGGTGCAGTTTTCTATAACCTGCTTCATGGCGCGAATTTGCTCACGCTCATCCTTTGTTTCATTAGCCAACAGAAGAACCTTTTCTTCCTTGACTAAAAATGGACGATATTCAATTTTTTGACCAGTTGATGGAATAGTTAATTCATATTTTGGTGTCGCTAGTGTGGGTAAACCCATGATATTCTCCTTGATTCAGTCGCTACTTTTTATTTATATGCCTTGGAATAGAGCCCCAATATTGATGCCAGAAGTGAGTAGATTGTTAATAAACGGATTGGCATCAAGTTCAGGTGGGGTGATTGATGGGTCTTTGGATTGACCAATCTTGTTGAGGAAGTCAAATGGGCCCTTCTTCAACTTGGCTCTCAGCGGATCGGTTGCCAAGTACTTCTCTTTGAGTTCTTGTATTTCTGCTGCCGAGTATTCTTTAACGATACCATTTTGCAATGCTCGTTCATCAATTTGACGCAATATATCAGTAACATTACTTTCACTAGCGTAAGCGGCATGTAAAGAATATTTTAATTCATCACCAAAATCTTTAAATGGTATTATTCGGCGATACGCAAAAGAAATATTTGAAACAAGCACAATGTTTGTGGAAGCGTGCTGAACTGCATTTATACCCACAGATCGTGGATATACCTCATCTAGTTTTATACCGTAAAGTTCGTTGTTATCTAAGCGAGCCACCATATCGCTAAAGTTACGAACATTATTTGGTAGAAGAATAACAGTCAGCGAGCAGTTCTTTGCGTAATCTTCATAATATGAAGCGTAGTTAAACACAGGATCAATAATAGATCGTTGCCAATTTCGGAAGAACAGATATTCATAAAGATCAACACCACAATTGAATTGAAATTGTGCATTGTTGTCACCGTAAGTCATAGACTGAGGGATATTTCTTTTTGGGCCAGCAGTATACTGTTCGGCTGCAACAAATCCTACATCAGGAACTGCGGCTTGAAGACAGTTTAAAGATAGTCTAGAACTATCCGTGGGCAACATTCCCGCAGAGGATGGAACGCCTTGAAGCAAAACACAGTATCTGTTTGCTCGCATATACCCCATCATTCTGCCAAAGTTGACCAACTCTTCTATGAAAGATGGCCCATTATTGCGCGGACTAGTCCTACGGGGATTGATGGGCCCCATATTTGCTTGTGCTAATATGTCTTGAAATTTTGGGAAATTAAAGTTATTTAACGCACTCATTTTAGCGATAATCCTTGGTTAGCGTTGGGAAGCCCATCTGAACACTTCTTCTCGTGTTGCTTTTACAAATCTATCTATGGGAAGAAACGGCACAACTTTCCAGTCTTTAGGTTCTACTTTGACTGCATCGCTAAGGAAGTTTCTGAAGTAGTATCTTTTAATGGCTCCTCGTAGATGTTTAGCCATATTTGCATTGTTTTTTATGTGAGTGTAATTCAATAGGAATTTAGCCAGACTGTTTTCAAACCAATCATTTCTATCCGCAAAGTCTATAAGAAAGTTCAAAAACACCGCTCTGTTGTAAAATCGTAGGTAGTGAAGATTCAATCCAATAAACCCACCCTGAGTAAATTGCATTACTACGGTTAGCGGAAACATATCGTAAAACGGCATGGTATTCTTTGTTTTGGGGCTATACGAGTAGAAGTACATGTTGCCAGGTTGTATAGAATAAGCAGACTCGCCTTCTGCCAAGATATTTGGACGACTGATTGGGCCTATTTGAGATAAATGATCGCTCAACCAATGGGTGGCTTCTCGGGAAGCCATGTTCATGTCTTCAAAGTCAAACTTACGCAGAATGGCGCGTACTTCTTCTTGACTCATACGGTTTTAGTTCCAAAAATCTCTTGTTCGGTTAAAACCTTAAACTTCCATCCACGAGTTTCGCAAAACTTTTCTGCGGCTTCCCATTTGGTACAGTTGATGATCCACTCTCGCATTTCATTTAACCGCCCCCTAGTCATCTTTTTGTTAGCCAATTCAGGTTTAATGGTTCGCTTCTTAGGCTTGATTTCAATGAGAAGACATTCTTCCTTACCCTCGGTGTTCAATATCTTCATCCAAAAGTCTACAAAGTAACGGTGAACCTTTTCGTCTAGCGGAGAAACATAAGGAACAATCACCTCTTCCGACGACCACAACAGAACAGAATCGGTTAAATCGCAGTATTGCATAAAGCGGCGTTCCCACAAAGAACGGTAGATACAGTTGGTGGGATCGCCTTTATACTTGTGTGGATTCTTGGGCTTGTAGAACCCTTTATATGTTCTGTAGGTTCCTATGGCAGTAGCCTCCCTTTTATTATTTAGTAGAAATTTTATCTAAATAGAATGTAGGTGTATCCTCTATAGAAAGGCAACCACCATATGGCATTAGAAGACGGAGCGGAAGGGCTCCCCACCAGTAGTAGAGTTAGTGCTAAACAAGGACAACCTCGTGTTGTCGGATATGATGATTTGGAAGATTATGAGCCTCTTCCACCAAGAACAACTCAAGGGGAGCGTGAGTTTAGGGCTACTACTGGAGTTGATAAAGCGCAACCTGGTGCAAATACTCCTGTAACAACAACGACGACAAATGCTGCTAATCAAAGATATTCTGGTAGATTTGAAGATGGTATTTTTGTTTTAGACCCTGCCAATAGTGGTGCTCCGTATTCGGACACTCAACAAAAATCGGCAACACCATTTGAAACAGGTTCTTCAAATGCTGCCTCATCTAATTTTATGAATATGCTTGATGAATTCATATATGATATTACAAAACAAGTGTATGTGTATCCTGAAGATTTGGGGTCTAATCCCGAACTACTAAACTGGATTCAAATTGAAATGTATGAAACTGGTGGATATGGAATACAGTCACAACAAAAAGACTCCACTACCGATATCATGGGTTTTGATATTGCAAAATCTCAAACCGCAGAAACATTACGAAACAGTTTAAACACTCCGGCAGGAATAGTCGTTACAAATGTTATAGGCTATGCCACAATTGGAGGAAATGCAACTCAAGTACTTGTAAGTGGTATGGGAGCAAAATTGGGAAAAGGATTGTGGAACAACTTTAGTTATGAACCACAGTTTGGAACTCAGCAATTTGGTTTTGCTCAAGAGACCACAGGATTTACCACCGCAAATAAACGAGTAAACAAAACAATTTGTTTATACATGCCTACAAGTTTAAAGACTTCTTATGGTGTAGAATATAATGAAGAGGATTTTAGTGCTCTTGTAGATGTTGTTAGTAAAGTTAAAGTTACCGCTCAAACGGTATCAAATCTGATTAAGGGTGCACCACAAAACGAATCAACCGCTGCTTTGCTTAGAGGCGTTAGCGATACCGCCGCTAGACAAGCCCTCGCGGGAGCAAACAAACAGTTGTCTTCGCTTGCAACTCCATTATCAGGTGGTGAAGACTTAAAGTTGGACAAGGCTTATAATGCGCTATCAAGACAAGTTATAAACCCATTTATCATCAACATGTATAAATCCACAAAGCGAAGAGGTTTTGATTTTACTTTTAGATTCTTACCAAGAAGCCGTCAGGAAGTTGCCGCTGTATACAGTATAATCACTACTTTAAAGAAATACGCATTACCAAAAAGAGCAGCAGATAAAGCAGGCAGATTGATAGAGTATCCCGCAGAATTTAAGATTAGATTCTATCACAATGGTGTAGAGAATCAATTCTTGCCAAAGATTGCTAGGTGTGCCTTAAAGGATGTTAGTTTGATATACGGCGACGAACCATTTACCACATTTGCCCCCGTAGAAGGATTTGGTGCGGCCCCAACAAAAATTGATATGACTTTATCTTTTGAAGAACTAGAGATACTAACACAAGACAGAGTAGATCAAGGATACTAATTATGAGTTATTTTTCAAACTTTCCTGTAACTTCAATTGTTCTTGATAAAGACGATCTGCGAATTGTTCAAGCAAGAAACATTCTGCTTAGAGCAAAATTTTCCAACTACATTAAAAACAAAGACAGTCTTTTTGATGCATACACAATCGGTGAAGGAGATCGTCCCGATACTCTAGCATTTAAAATCTATGGCAGAGCAGATTTACATTGGGTTATATTGTTATTCAATGAACTAATAGACCCGTACTATAATTGGCCCTTGTCACAAAGAGAACTTGATTTATACCTTGACCAAAAGTATCCGGGAAGAGCAGTATATGTTGAGGATGTTTTTGTTTACGCTAACGGAGCAAAAACAGATACTCCAATAGCCAATACGGAACCTATAGTTTCTGGCGAAACCGCAGCAACCATAGGCATCAATTCAGTAAAGGTATTATCATACGATCCGCTATTAGGAAAAATGGTTGTTACAGGAGCAAACAGTATAACAACACCAATACCCTCGGAGCCTGATAGAACCATCTATATCACCAACAGTAATGGAGTTCAAATTAAGGGTCGTATTCGGTATATTGAAGAAAATAAAACGGCACTTCACCATTTTGAGGATCGCTATGGAAACTGGCTTGATCCTCGTGGTTACATTAGTCAAAACGCGGGTGCGAATTTAACCGAAAGAATAAAAGTATATACACAGCCACCAGCCACAAAACCAACATTAGGATTGATGGGTGATATTACAAACACAGAATATGAAATGGTAAAGAATGAAGAAAAGCGTCGTATAAATCTTTTAAAACCACAGTATGTGAACTCAGCAATCCGAGAATTTTCAGACCTTCTAAGACCAAGAAAACCTAGTCAAATTTAATTCCTATCATGGCTGCGATTGTTTCATCATTAGATAAACTTAACCGTCCTGGTGACATTGTAATTGAAGATATTATTCTTACAACACCAGCAGGTGGTGTTTTGTCTATATGGAACCTATTGATGTCTGTTGAAATTTACGAAGACATGTATTCAAACAGTCTTTCTGGTTCTTTGGTGTTTAGTGATGGTTTAGCGATATCAAACCATCTTCCAATTGTTGGCAGTGAAATGCTGAAAATTGTTTTCTATACTCCAGGTCAAGAGAATCAATCTCATAAGAAGATAGAGTTGAATATGCGGGTGTATAAGGTTCACCGAGCAAATGTAACCGATAAAGCGGCACTTACTGTTCTTGATTTTGTATCTGAAGAATTTTTCTTGAACAGTATGGTTAAATTTTCTGCATCCTATAAGAACATGCCGTATTCAAAGATGGCAGAAAATATATTTCAAGATCATATCGCCACTCCAATCGCAAGAAACCGAGAAAATCTTACTGCGTCAACCAATTTTGCAGAAAATTCAAATCCTTCAAAGCAAGATAGTTACAATGTATCTTTTATCACGGTCGGTACGGAAGGACAGAATAAGAGCGTTGTGTTTCCGTATTGGTCTCCGTTTTATGCAATAAACTGGCTAGCAAACAAATCTTACACCACAATATCCCCACCCAATTCAGGTTCCAAGGGAGACAGGTGGTATGCAGATAAGAAAGCAGCAGACTACCTGTTCTTTCAGCAACTAAACGGAAACTATGTGTTTGCTCCAGCATCATATTTTAAAGCACAATCTACTGTGGCGAAGTATCGTCAAGTTCCAGCAGACAAACAAAACGATGCTTTAATGTTTGATAATATTGAAGATGTGACACTTGTTTCTTTGAACAATAAACTTCAAGATGTGGCAACAGGTGTTTACGGATCTATTCTAAACACAATAGATATCCATAAAAAGAAAATTGGTGGTGATTACTATCGCTATAGAGAAAAGTTTTTTGAAACTCAGCATACAGATGAGTATCCCTTGGTTTCTCCTAGACTTGATGGATTTAGCGATAATATCCTATCGTACATTAAAGTTTTGCCAAAGAATTCTTATAAGTTTGATGGTATAGAAGATAATGAAGAGCATGAGCGTTACGCATTGCTTCGTCAAAGTCAAATGAATCAGATGAATTGTGTGACCCTAACTATAAAAGTGATGGGCGATTCACGAAGGCGTGTTGGAGACATGATTTATGTGGAATTGCCTTCTCCCTAATCATTAAACACAACAGGTAAGGGACTCAATAATGACGGCAATGATAAGTATCTTACGGGCAATTATTTGATAACAAAAATTAACCACTCGTTCACACACAACGATTACGAATTGATTATGACTATCAGTAAAGACTCTTATAGAGCAAGCACGCCAGATCAAAAGGTACAAGATAATACCGTTGATCGTCCAGTAAGAGAATCCCGAGTGTAAAATGTCAGACACAACAATACACGATCAAATGGGTAAAAATGGCTTCGTGTGGTTTCACGGAGTTGTTGAAGATATAAAAGACCCTCTTAAAATGGGGCGAGTTCGCGTTCGTTGTTTTGAATTTCATAATGCGGATAAAGAACTACTTCCCACAAACGATTTGCCGTGGGCAACCGTATTACAACCCGCAACAAGTGCTGCCGTTAGCGGAAAAGGAACTTCTCCTACAGGATTGCTTGCTGGCTCTTGGGTAATTGGATTCTTCCGTGACGGAGTGAACTGCCAAGATCCTGTGATTCTTGGTTCGTTTGCTGGTTTCCCTGATCCTATAGAAGGAACTACAGGAGAGTATTCTGATCCTAAACTAGGATTCAATGATCCTGAAGGCAAATGGCCTAGCAAAAATTACGGTGGAGAACCTGATACAAATCGTTTGGCTCGCAATGAAAAGATTGAGCGAACGATTATTCAAAAGAAAAGAGATGAAACTTTAGCAGGAATACAGACTGCTTTGCATCCTTGGTTAACTTGGGATGAAAAGCCAACAGAATACGCCGCAGAGTATCCTAAAAATCATGTTATTGAAACGGAATCGGGACATGTGATTGAACTTGATGATACTCCCAACAAAGAAAGAATTGGGATATATCATAAAGCAGGAACATGGATAGAAGTGCATCCTGACGGTTCCAAGGTTCAAAAAACAAGAGGCGATGATTACGAGATTGCATTATCCGACAAGAAACTTCTTGTTAAGGGTAACTGCTATATGAACATGGATGGCGCAATCACCACACTTAAAGCAGGAAGAGATTTTTATATTGAAATTGGTGGTGATGTGCATATGTTTGCTCGTGGTAATGTAGTAATGGAAACCGGCAAAAACTTTGAGCATCGTGTTCACGGAACTTATACTGTGGCAAGCGATGGAAACATGGCATTTGTTGCTCCACGAATTGATTTTAATCCTGAAGGAGTTGCTCCTGAACTTGCGTCTTCTCCTATGTTTGCGGGTGGCAAAAATATTCCTCCGCTATTCTCTGATGCCACAGTATTTCCAGGAAGAACACTTAATCCTTTAGATGTGGTTGTAAACGGAATTAACAAAGACAAATATTTGTCAACAGATTATTTCAAGAAGTTAAATCTGCAAGGTTCTCAACTTCCCACAGGTTTGGATGCATTCAAATCGTATTATGGAGATGCTCTACCAAATACTAATCCCATTCCTTGGGATCAAACTGCAAAGGAAACTTTAACCAAGGGTATTCCTGTAAAGGGAGATCAATGGTGGAAAGACATTCCAGCAGACAAGGCGGTTGCTGCCACTCCTTCAACTTTGCCTCAAGGAACTGTAACAAAAACACAAAACATGCCTTCCGATCTTACTCCAACAACGGAAGAAGTGGCATCTAATAATAGTACTCTACTATCTCAGACATCAGAAAACAACATTCAACAAACCGCAATCTCTCAGAAGGATTCTGTTGTAACAACTCAAGCCGAGGCAAATTACACACAACAAAATCAAGAGTTGGCTCAGATGCAGGCGGCACAAGCAGCACAGGCTGTACCAACTCAAGCCCCACAATTAACCGTAATGCCTGGTGCTGTTCAAGAAGCAGGCGGTGGAGGATTCCCGTTACTTCAAGATGAGGTTGGTGGATTCTTGAGTGGTATTGGTGCAGGAGCAAATGAGATTGTTGGAGGTGTTGCAGCATCTCTACCTGAAGGATTAAACTTAGGCGGTCTTGCAGGAGTTGGTGCTGGAACATTGCTCGGTGGAGCATTGGGTTCTGTTGGATCGGTTGTGGGTGGAGCATTTGCAGGACTCTTAGTTTTCACAAATCCTGCCGCAGCAATTCAAGCCGTAAACATTGGCGCAAATGTTTCAACCGCCACAGTTCCGTCACCAGCATCATACGCTTCAAGCACACCACAAGATATTACAAACTTGAGTGCAACACCGCTGCCTCCTGTTGCTTCAGGCATAGCAGGACAGTCTATAGCAGATACCAATTTGGTTAACATTGGAGCACCAGCCATTCCAACAGAAAGTCTATACGCAGTTCCTGGTGGTAAAGCAACACTTATCTCAGGATATCCAGGCAGGTCTGATGCGAATAGTGCCACCAAGGGCATTCCTGCAATTCCTGTGGTTGCATTTGAAAGTCAGTTCCCGTCCATGAAACAACCTGAAATAACTGAGGTTGACGGTGGAGAGTTCTGATTTATGCGGTTCCGTCCGAGCACTTCGTTTGGTGTTAGTCCGTACAGCATATTGTACTCGGTGGCTGCTCAATGCACTCTTGGTGAAGGAAACGAATCTTACGGAAACACAGGCCCTATAGAGTGGAAGGGTTGGTTGGGAAGATACACGCATCTAGGAATGCGTCCTCCCGAGTTCTACTATCCTGAAGGGCCATATACAGTAAACGGATCACCTATAACTCCTGGTGCAGGATGTCGTGCTTTGGGTGTCACAGGATTCACCACATACGGAGCCTCAGGTGGAGCAGGAGGCGAACTAGTAACAGGTTCTTATTCGGGGGGGTATACCGGCTCAGGTTGTCTTATAGTGTTTGGTGGTAAAGACGGAATCAGCAGTACCCCTGCTGTTAATGTCAATACCAACTTGGGTTCTTTCCGAGAACTGCAACAAATTACCAAAGAAAGCAGCAGAATTGCATTTCATGCTTATCCGTCTCCAGGGCCAGCAACTGTTACAACTGTAGGTGTGTTTGCTTCTTCGTATGAGATGGCGTATCTGTGTAACGCCTGTTGTGATATCAAGTATATGGTTGTTGGTGGCGAATTCCCACCTGATCTAACCCTAGACATGGAAACGGGAGTAGCATACGGACTGATTTCCGAGATGGATTTGCCTGACAATCCTGGCGACACAAACTCTAAAGACTACTTTATGGAACGATGGAGGTTGCCTCCCGACTTTAAAATCACAGAAAAGAACTACGCTACGGTGGGATCGGCTTCTTCTTTTGTGAACGGAATACCAGCAACCAATATTGCAAGATTCACAATACGAGCATTTAATGCCCGCGATCCCCGAGTTTTTAACGATAAAGAGTTCACCATGACTGTCACCAACAACTGGTCTTCAGATCGTGATAGACTCATCCTAAATATTGATAATCAATTTTTCTTGGACGGCAACCCCGTCACAAATAAAGAGTATTTGCTAAAAATGAAACAGAGAGGGTACTTCGACTAATGCCAGGAATGAGTACACAAGGCGACATTTGCAGCGGTCACGGATGCTATCCGCCCCGTCAAGTTATTGCTTGGTCAGGAACAGTATTTGCAAACAGCAAAGGATGTCATCGCCAGTATGACGGTTTGGGCCCTCATGCAGACGGTTGCGACGACGATCATCCAACACATATAGCAATTGGCGTAAAGGGATCAAGTCAGGTGTACATTAATAGTCGTCAAGCAATGAGAATAGGAGATCCTGTAGGCTGTGCTTCTGCGATAGCCACAGGCAGCAACAATGTTTATTGTGGTGGAGGCTAAGGAGGTTTATGTCAGACACAACAAACAATTTTGAATTTTGGACTAATATCGGAATTGCAATTGCTACCGCAGTTAGTGGTATATTAATGGGTGTTGCTTTCATTAAGAAAAAGTATGACGCAATGAAAGCAAAAATGCAAAAAACTAAAGACCACGAAGAAGTTATTGATTTTCGTTCTGTTATGGAACTAAAGCACAATCATATACACGAAATGCTAACTTCTCTTCGTTTGCAGATGCATGCCGACCGAGCACAAATTGGTCAGTTTCATAACGGCGGAAAGTTCTTGGAGGGTTCTCCAATGAAACGATTCAGCGTATCTTACGAATCATGCAAACCTGGTATATCAATGGAGTATCCGTATCTTCAAGGAGTTTTGGCTACCCTGTTCTGGGATATGATTGAAATTCTGAAACAAGATGATCCAAGAATACGATTTACTCGTTCGCTACAAGAAGAAACCGCACTACGCACATACAATGAATCTAAAAACATTGAAGCGTTTACTTTGCTTCCAATAAAAAAGCAAGAACTGTATATCGGGTTTATAAGAATTGAATGGAATGATATAAGCAATTTGCCTGATGATCCTGAGTATGCAAATCGTTTGATGGAGCAATATCGCTCCTTTATAGAACTTGAAATTCTGAGGAGAGGGTAATGCCTAGCAAAAATTACAATATAGATCTTGATTTAAACTTTCAGCCGAATTACATTGACGGCGATGTGACAGTTAAAATCAACGAAGAAGCAGTAAAGCGTTCTCTAAGAAATCTTATTCTTCTTCGTAGATTTGAAAAACCATTTCATCCTGAAATAACCTCGGGTATTCAAGACATGTTGTTTGAGAACCCAAGTCCTGTGACTTATAGTGTTATTCGTAGTCACATAGAAGAATTGATTCGCAAGTACGAACCTAGAGTTAATAATCTAGCCGTTGAGTTTTTTGCCGAGCCAGATAAGAATACAGTTACAGTAAACATCAAGTTCACCGTGGCAAATAGACCACAAATTTTGGAAACTAATATACTCCTAGAGAGGACACGATGAGCAACACCAACCTAAGAATAGACGGTCTAGACTTTGATGCAATAAAGTCAAACCTTAAAGATTATCTTCGCTCGCAAGAACAATTCAAAGATTTTGACTTTGAAGGCTCGGGCATGAATATCATTCTAGACCTTTTAGCATATAACACTCACTATCAATCCTTTTACGCAAACATGGTAGCCAATGAAGCATTCTTGGATTCATCAGTATTGCGTTCAAGTACCGTATCTCTAGCCAAACAACTAGGATATACTCCAAGATCAGTAAAAGCATCCAAGATATTCTTGAATGTGTCGTTTAATTCTAGTCTGATTATAAACACAGCAAGCGGAGATACTGTTGAAGCCCGAGTGCGAAAAGGAAATGCTTTCATCAACAGAGGCGACATCTTCCGTGCGTCTTTGCCGGGAAACAGATTCTTTAATTTCATCGCTCTAGACGATTATAAGATAGAACTAGTTTCAGGAGTTCCTGTAGCCCGTAATGTTAAGGTTTACGAGGGAACTTTGCGTAATTACACCTTTGTTGTAAATTCGTTTGATCCTACCCAAAAATTTGTATTGCCAAGTAGCAATATTGATGTGGATACTCTTCGTGTTCGTGTACAAAAGTCCACAACAGATACTACAGGCTTAATTGACATTTGGAGCAAGGCTACGGATATTAATGGTTTAAACAGCGATTCGCTGGTGTATTTCTTGCAGGAAACTGAAGAAGGAAATTTTGAAATTTATTTTGGTGATGGCGTTGTTGGAAAGGCTTTGGAAAACGGTAATGTAATCAGTCTAGAATACTTGCTAACAAACGGCGAACTAGCAAACAACTGCAAAACTTTCACCTATGTGGCAGGAGTTTTATCGCCATATACAGAATCAGTAACTTCAATTCTTGATCCTGATGGCAATGGAACCGTTTCTTTTGGTGGAACTTTGCCTGAGTCAATAGAGTCTATCAAGTATTACGCTCCAAGAAACTATCAGGCGCAAGAACGAGCAGTTACAGTAGAAGACTATAAAACAATTCTTGTAAAGGAATTTAGCGAAGGAATAGATTCTTTCTTTGTGTGGGGAGGAGAAGAAAACGATCCTCCACAGTACGGAAAGGTGTTTATTTCCATCAAGCCAAAGAATGGTTCCAAGATTGGAATCTTAGAAAAATTGGCTATACAGAAGAGTGTATTGGGAAAGCGTAATCTTGTAACCATACAGCCTGAAATTGTAGATCCAGATTACATCTACCTAGAGTTGGATACTCTATCAAGTTATGATCCTTCAAAGACTAACCTTAGTCCTGATGGATTGGGTTCTCAGATACAAACCACGGTAGAGGCTTTTGAAACAGCAAATCTTGATAAGTTTGGTAGAAACTTCAAATCATCCAAATTGGTTTCAACGGTTGACAATTCAAACAAGTCAATCACAGGAACAACTTTAACTTTAAGATTGCAGAAGAGAATAGAACCATTCTTGAGCAAACCATCTCCGTATACAATCAAATTTGGCAATTCGCTTCTTCATCCAATTGATGGATTCACTCCAATCCTATCATCCACCCCATTCGGGTATCAGGACTCAACCAGCACAGCCGTAATCAAGCCTGTGGTTGATGCCTTCCTAGACGATGACGGATACGGAAATGTTAGAATTTATAAAATTGAAGGAACTACCAAAGTGTACATCAATAGTAAAATTGGTAAGATAAATTATACTACTGGCGTGGTCACACTAAATAACTTCAATCCTCAATATATTGAGCCTAGAACTGACTCAGAAATACGACTAACCGTGCGACCACAACGAATGGACATCCAATCTTTAAGAAACCAAATCATTGTTTTGGACTATAGTAAGTCTAATTTTATCGTGGAGCAGGACTCGGTTGCTGTTATTAACGAGCAGTCAGGAACCGCATTCCCTTATTGAAAATGAGATATGACAGACAAAAACTTTAATCCAACTTCGCCATTCATCTCAGGTCAACTACCTGAGTTTGTACGAATTGACCACCCCACTCTTGTTTCGTTTTTAACTGCATACTACGAGTGGATGGATGCAGACAACACATATCTGCGTTCTCCAAAGAAACTGTCAACCGTACTTGAGATTGATAATACTCTTGAAGAATTCATTTCATATTTCAAGAATGAATATCTGTTTGGTTTCCCTGAGAAGTTGGCTGTTTCGGAAAAGACAAACAAGCCAGTAGATCCTGTAAAGTTGATGAAAAACATCAAGGGATTCTACCGAGCCAAGGGAACAGAAAAGACATACGATTTCTTGTTCCGTATTTTGTTTGATACTTCCGTTGAGTTCTACTACCCCAAAAACGACATTATGAAACTGTCGGACGGCAAATGGGTGGTTCGTCGTTCAATCAAAACTACCAATAATACAGGCAAGGCTATATTTGATGCGGTTGGCAATACCGTGGTTCAGAAAGATGCTAGCGGCAATATTCTTGCTAGTGCTCGTGTTCTTGATGTAAGCACTTATAGAGTTGGAACAAATGATATTGCTGAACTATTTTTGGGTGGTGTAAACGGCGAATTCCAATCAGGATACGACGGTATTGAGTTTACCGATAAAGATGGTGTGGTTCGTAAAGAAAATAGAATATTCTCGGTTATCGGAAAAGTTACCATCACTTCAGGCGGCTCAGGATATAAGGCAGGCGACCAAGTGGTGTTTACTCCTGCTGCTGGAGATACTGGTGTTCGTGCAGCAGGTAGAGTTGGAGAAGTTGATACTGACGGTAAGATTCGCAAAATCATCATTGATAATTACGGAGTAAACTACAAGACGGCCCCAACCATCACCGTTCAATCGGAAGTGGGAACAGGATTTGTAGGAACCGTAACTGTTAGTGGAATGTCGGAATATCAAGGGTACTATGCAAACAACGATGGTCGTTTAAGCACAAACAAGGTAATTCAAGACAGCCACTACTATCAGAACTTTTCGTATGTAATTCTTAGTGAAGTAACTATTGATCGCTATCGGGATATCTTGAAGCGTCTATTGAATCCCGCAGGTCTAGCATTCTTCGGCAAAGTTCAAATTAAGCGATGTGCAGTTGCTGATCTACAAAACAGCACATCTCTCATGGAATACGAAGTACCAATGATTGGTCACTACGCTCCATACACCTTTATTACAAATGACGATCTATCAAACTGGTTTACCGATCCAAACACAGGATTGCTTGCAGGTTATGATCCAACGCAACATGATGCTATCATAAGAAATGATTTGGATGGAAACGGCAAAATAGATTTTGGTGATATTGCTCTGATAAATTTGGAAGGAATTAGTGCTGAAGAATACTACAAGAGTATTGGAAATCCTGTAAGTGGTTCTAGAGCATTCATTAATCCGCTTGTTCCCCTAAGAACTTCAGGATTCCAAAATGCTGATCCATTCTGGATTGTATATCAGCACCCAAACCGAAAGATTCGCGGCCCTGTTACTGCTCGTATTCCATTTGATTTGAAGAATGAATTCTTGAATAATCTTGGTGGACTTGCAGAGACTCCTTTCGGATTGTCTGCAACCAATGCAGGAACCACAGGATACTGGCTTGAATGGACTGAAGGAACAATATCAAACCGCGTAGATTGGGCAGCAGGATTCACTTCAGGTGAACGATATGTAACTTTGAATTATAATCCGTTGGAAGATTATATTCAAACATATTACGAACCACAACTACCCGCATCACAACTGCGTGCAGCACCAGAGCAAGTATCATCATTCGCTGTTGGTAAATTCTTGCCACGCATGTACTACGATAATGTTTTCACATATCAAGGTCAAAAGAATCTTGAGTCGTTAAGTATAGCAAACGATACATCAGTTCAGTTAGCACCTAGCGCATACAGTACCGCACAGCAAATTGCAGGAGCGTACAAGGGAAATGTTGTATCAAATGAAACGGTCATTTACTCCGACACGGGTGAAGTTATTGGAGTTACAGAAGAAGCACCAAACTGGAGAACAAAGGGTCTTAATCCTGATAGTTTAAGTTTACTAGCATTGCCTGAAACTCCAGCAGATCAAAGTAGTCTTGTAGGAGCCGTACAACCAACGCCAAAATCAGTTCAGTTCAATCGGTTTACAAGTTACGATGCAGAAACAAGTTCGCATTATGTAACAAACCGAGGTAATGTAGAAACTGGTTACCTGGGAATAAACGGATTAACTGCAACCACTCAACCCATGATACAAAAGTTTGTTGGTAGTCTTTTAGGAACCATTAAGGGCGACTGGAATGGAATTAGTGGTGGACAAGGATATGCTAGAACTGGTAAAGACGCATACACCACAGACTATAGCGAAGTTTTGACTACAAATCTTGAGAGTTGGGATGCTATTATTGCCGAATCTGAGGGAATTATAAATCCAGATGATCCTGGTTCTAAAGTTAATTTCATCATGCAAAAAGTACTAAGTCCCATTTGGAAGGGTGGAATTAATCCAGACGGAACCACTTTCGGAGGACTTGAAGAGTATTTCCCAAATGCTTCGCTTGGATCATACGGACATCCACCTCCTTGTCCTAGAAACATAAAGTATTACACAGATTATCCTGGACTTAGCACCGATGCCCGAAGTTCCAAAGGTGAAACAAAAACAAATACCAAAGGTATGACATATACCTCATATGTTCCATCCCCAACCTGTCCTGATTGTCGTTGGGACGGAAGAGTGTCTATAGATCCAAACGATCCTGTTCAACCACGAGGCATGAATATAATATGGAATAATGATGCCACAACTGTTTGGAATGGTATGACTGGTGTAAACAGAAACTTTGCTCTTAAATTGTGGAAAGAAAAATGGTATCAGTTCGCTAAAGCCGCAAAGGTATGGATGCCTTCATTTTATATCGCAACAGCAGATGTAAAGGTAGAAAAAGCACTACAAAATCTGTGTATAAGCGAGATGGTAAAGTGGCGTAAGCAGATTTTTGAAGAAACTGGTCTTGATGATAAACTAATTGTTCCATTCATCAGTAATAAAGTATTTACTCTTGGGAGTGGTGACGGTGGTTATCCCGCAAGTAACCTAGATTCTCTCCAAGATATTTCATTCTTGACTCCTGCTCAATTTGTAGAGTATTATATTGATCCGTCTTTAAGTGGTAATCCTAAAGGTTCTGTTCACGGATTTTATGTTTGGACTGGCGATGATACCTATACCAACAAATGGGTTACTGCTTCTAGCACACCGTATCCTCGCGTAATTGAAGAGTATGATGCAAGCGGTAATTTGACTGGATGGCGTCCTAATCCGCTAACTATTCCTTACGGTTACGAACCGTATTGGGATTGGACAGGCGGAGAAGATATCAAACCTGGTGCACCAACAGGCGGATATCATATTGCTGGTGCTGATGGAAAGCCAAGAGTTGCATGGGTGGTATCAGGAGGAACTCACGCAGGTAATCCGTATCATGGTGGAAACTTTGCTCCAAGATGGCCTACAGCATCTGCACCCGCACGACTAGAAACCATCTCCACCATGTACCATGCGAGAAAGAATATCATTGCGTATCAAGCGTATTTGGATGGAGTTACTGGACAAACACACGCACAATACAATTTTACAAAGCCTGAAAAGTATTCGTACCTTAAGAATAGTTTCCCAACATTCTTTGATCCTTCAACCAATCTGCTAGAATGGTCAAGACTCAAAGAATTTAATTTCCGAGTCAAGGCAACTTCAAATGACGGTACATCAAGTATTCCCGTAGGAATGGTTAAAGGAACTACATTTGCATTTAATCACCGAAATGTAAGACCAGGAAGAGGACCGCGTTATCGTGCCGGAGTTAAAGTTGAGGGTGCTATTATTTCTAACCCTCTGTTTAATTCTCTAACAGGATCATCCACAGTATTCTCATATTCTGACGGCACATCTTATACAGATAAAGGATGGAATACGGCAGATAGAATTGGTTATGTGAAAGCAGTTAGACCTGTTGCAGGCGATCCATCACAACTTGAAATTGCTGTAGAACCCTACTTCTTTGTAGGTAGACCGGTATTTGACCAAGCCGAAGGTAACGACATGAGTTTGTGGTTTCCAAACGGTCTTATTGATGGAGTCACTCACGGATTGACAAGCGGAAATGCTGCGTATCCCACAAGTTATGGAGCAACAAATCCTGCTGCAACAGACGCATACTTGCGTTCAATTGGTGGACAAAATGATCCTGCATATGTAAATCAGCGTCCCAAATGGTCATCAATGTTTAATCCTGGTGATATCATTTCGTTTGGTGCTCGTGGTGCAACCTTTGAACTTCAATCTCAAGGACAAGTTAGCGGCGATTTCCGAAGAACAACTCGTGCGGAACGAGATCGGGTATGGGAACTTGTAGATAGGATTACTCTTGTTCAACAAGAAGCCGCTCTAACCCGCTGGAACAGCCTGTACAATCAAGGCTTAGGCGGCGATTTCCGAATTGAATACAACGGTGTTATTGATGCTTGGGTAATTTACGGTCCAGGAAATCGTATTATTGTAAACAATTGGAGACCACAAAAATCTACCGTTGATTGTACTAGCGAGTCAATCAAACCAGAAATTACAGGTATATCAATTGAATCGGATAATTCACTTATAATAACCTATAGGTATACCAACAACTGTTCTGTAACAAAGAATATGGAATGGCCCGATCTCCCACCAATGAATTTGGGAGATTCAATAGATTATTATGATACACGATCATCTGTTAATGGTGCTGGCAAGTACACCACATTCAATAGAAATGATAGTGTGTGGTCTGCAAATTATCCAAGCAATGTGTATTCACCAGTTCACTTAGTAAAAACTAAGTTTAGTGGTGACTGCTGTGTGGGTAATAATTTTGCTGTTGGTGTGTCTCTTCTAGATTACTCTCCAATCAGCGATAAGCATGATGTGAGTATGGTTGTGTATCCTCCACAAGATTATCCTTCGGTTGCTCTAAGAACAACAAGTTTTGATGTTGTCACCGATTCAAATTATAGTAGCAAAGTAACGCCAACCACAGCAACACAAACATCTAAATGGGCTGCGTCTTGGGTTACTCCAACTTATGGAGGAGCAACCGGAACAACTCATATTACAACAATGTTTGCAATTACAGGCAGATTGTCGTCAAGCCCACAATTTGATGAAGCAATTACTGGAGCAACTTCTGCAAAGAATTTCTTGTCTTCAATTCCTGCAAACAGAAGAGTAATTCAACCAAGATATTTGGGTACTGTTTTTACTGATGAGTACTGGTTGGGTCAAGGCATAACTTTAGATAATGTTTATAATACGGGTGATGCTTGCCGCGATGCTTCAGGTAATTTTGTTACAGCAGACATCAATGACCCACGAGAAGTTGCTGGTAGAACTGGCTCTTATGGTGGAACTCAAAGATTTATTTCGCCTTGGTTGGACAATTCCGCTGCCCGAGCAAAGACATCTTGGGATACATGGCTGTCAGAATATTCGGCAATTGGCGGTTCTGCTCAATACTTTGTGTTAGAGAATGAAAATAATCCTGCAATAGTTTGGAGCAATTGGCTAAGAAAGAGTACATCTGATACCACAACAAGACAAATTGTGGATCACATGAATTACATATTGAGCGATCCACGCTCAGACAGTTTAACGGCAGGAAATGCTTCAGTTTACGGTTCACTCAAAACACAATTGAAACTTGGAGCAGGATACACCACCTCACAATTCAGTAATGTAGGTGGGGCGGATCTTGCTATGGGAGCATCTGGTGGATATAAGTTGTGGAATTCCGTAATGACAGGATTGGCTGCTTACTATATTGATGAATTTTTTACATCTCCAATTACAAGCAGATACTCTGCTGCTAGAATTTCAAACTATGATAATATTCGGATAGATGAAACAGATTATGTGTCAGATTTGAATGGACATAGAGAATATTTCAATGCGGATGTAGGAAATTCGGTAGCCCCTCACTTGTACGGAGAAGTTTCGCTGGTAGGAACCGTATATCAAGTTTATTCTCAAGACGCAACAAGACTTGATTTTAATTCATCACCATCTACTCCTTTTGGTATAACTCCTTGGAGTGGATTGTTAGTTAGTCAACAAAAACTTAGAGCAACCGATAGAAATAGAAAGATTGATGGTAAAGGTTTACAAGTATGGGTAGCGTCTATTAAGTATTATGGTTCTAATGCATTTGGTGGAAATGTAATTCTCCACAACGAATATTGGAGAGAAAATGTGTATCACATATTATTGCATAATCCAGAACTATTATTGTACTGGAATGCTTTCTCCGCCGTGGCAGCAGACGACAAGTATTTCCATGATGCTATTGATACTGTAAATAATATTACAAACCAAAGAATTTACAATACTCTAGATGTTTCAAACCAAAAACTAGAATACAACACACATTTTGTGGTTAGTGGTTGCTTGAGTGCCAATCAAAATCAAAATATTTTTCGTATAAGTGTTAACCGATCCGCAGTTGATGTTATTGATATTGATGGAGTAACAACTACTCTTGGTGCAAGCGAAACAGGTATTTGGCTAACAACTAAACAAGAGTGTACATCTTTTACTAAGAAAAATTACGATTCTTCAACCAAGAAATTATTCTTATCATCAAATACAACTCTTGCAAACACAAAATACAAAGCATATCAAGATAAGTATAGTTTTCAAATTGCGACCTATAATGAAAGCCAAATGCCTGCAAATGGTGTGGCAACACTAAATTCAGGAGCAAGCAAAACTTACAAGGTTGCTATCAAGTTCAATACTTTACCAAACTTCAACTTATCTGATAATTCGTTTATACTAGATCAAGGTCAGCAGCAAGATGATTTGCAAAATGCCGCTGCACTTGAAACCATGTCGCCTTATAAGAACTATCTTGATACAAAGTATGGGCCTGTTAGATATTCTGTGGATTATAGACCAGTTAGAGGAATTGTTCTTGCATACTCGGAACTTGTAAATCCAAGCCCAACTGCTTCAAATTATAATCCATACGGATGGGATAAGACTACAACAAATTATATCCTTGCAGGCGGTTATCCAAATACTGTTGGGTACACAGGTGTGGTATCGTATGTAAAGAACCAACTAGAAAATCGTGGTTGGGATCGTGCAATGATTTGGCTTCCATCTGGAATGCCGTTTAATAATACAGGAACCTATGAAGGAACCTCAATTCTTGGTGGATATCCTGTTAGAGCAGTATCTCATTGGACTGAACCAAATCAAGTATACACACCACCAACAGGACCAACTTCTGTTGTAGTTAACAATATGGATAATGCATACACTCTTCTCAAGGATATGATTGATGTTCTTGATGATAACAAGAGAGTAGGTTTCTGGTTTGGTAATAGTCCTTACTATCAAACAGGATTTGGCGGAACTTACTATCCTATGAGTTCCACAAATTATGATAATGGTGATTTGTTAATGACCCAAGTTCAAACTGTTTGGGAAATCACACAAAATACTAGAGGCATTGCTAAAGGAATGATTGGTTTGGATTCATGGAATCCATCAAATGCTGTGGGTGGCATTGACGCAAATACGCTACAAAATTATGATGCAGGAATTCTTGCGACATTTGAAAATGAGATTAAGTACATAACTGAAAGTAGAAATCCAGATTATAACCACCGCCGTCGTCCAACATTCTTGGATTATTATAATACAAATGGAAGCGTGAAAATTAATGGATCGTTTGGCTTGGGTGACTACCTAACACCCAATCACGAAACTTGGGTTGGCATGAATTGGTATAACTCAACGGATCCTGCAATTCGGGGATTCGGTGGAGATCCAAGAAAGCAACACGAACGAGATTTGGCTAGAGGTGCAGAAATTAAGAAAGTTATAGACATGGGACTTGTTCCTGTGATTTATACTGAAATTGATAAAGCCTACATTTATAATCCACCAGCAACAGGTGGTTGCACAGGTTGTGGTTGCTGCCAATCTAGTTGCTACACTTTAGATGGTTTGTATGATTGTAACGGCTGCTCAGGTTGCTTTGGTTGCTTGGGATGTCCAGCACCAACAGGCCCAACATGCAGCGGTGCAAATTGCTGTGGTTCTTTGACAGCAGGAAATCAATGCTGGAACACATTCCTTGGAGTCTATGATTGCGAAGGATGCTCAGGATTTGGTGGTTGCACAGGCTGTGAAGTAATTCCTGCTGATCCATGCGATTCTTGCCATCCTGGTATCCCATGTCTAAACATAATGACAGGATTGCTTGATTGCGAAGGATGCTCAGGTTGCTTTGGTTGCACAGGATGTGGAATAACTGCTCCTGCAACAGGATGTGCTCTATGCAGTTCTGTAAACAAGTGCTATACCGTAGATGGCATCTACGATTGTGTGGGTTGCTCAGGTTGCTTTGGTTGCACAGGATGTCCTAAGGGCCCAACTGGAGCAACAGGATGCAATCTATGCCGTTCGGATGTTCCTTGCTGGACTTTAAGTGGAATCTATGATTGTGAAGGATGCTCGGGTTGCTTTGGATGCCAAGGCTGCACAACCGTAACTCCATGTGTTGGTTGCGAATGCTGCACAGGCGGCTGCTTCAACAAGGCTACAAATCTTTACGATTGTGAAGGATGCTCGGGTTGCTTTGGATGTACAGGTTGTGGTATCACTGGTGTGTCAGCAGGAGCAACTTCTTGCACAGGTGCAGGAGGTAGTACAGCATGCTGCGGAACAACAGGTAACGGAACTCTATGTTACAATATTGTAACAGGACTATACGATTGTGCAGGATGCTCAGGATTCAATGGTTGCACAGGTTGCGGCATAACAGGAAGTCTAACAGGATGCGCTCTATGCAGTCAAGAAAACCCATGCTTCACAATTGATGGATTCTATGATTGCCGAGGATGCTCAGGTTGTTACGGCTGCTTAGGCTGCTCTATCACAGGAGCAACTTCTTGCACAGGCTGCGGATGCTGCTCAACAAGTGTAACAGGCGGTTGCTACAATATTGTAACAGGAATATATGACTGTGAAGGTTGCTCAGGATGCTTCTCATGCACAGGATGTCCTGTAACAGGTGGATGTGTTGGATGCGATTGTTGCATGACTGGCGGATTCAATCGTATAACAGGATTGAAGGATTGTGAAGGATGCTCGGGTTGCTTTGGTTTCACGGGTTGTGGAATAACAGCACCAGCCACAGGATGCGCTCGTTGTTCTGAAGTAAATCCATGCTACACTATGAACATTCCTTCAGGCTACGATTGTGAAGGTTGCTCAGGTTGCTGGCAATGCACAGGATGTCCTGTAACAGGCCCAACTTGCTCGGGCGGACAATGCTGTGGAAGCGGAAGTCTAAGATGCTGGAACACTTACACAGGACTATACGACTGTGCAGGATGCTCAGGATTTGGTGGATGTACAGGTTGCGGCGTAACAGGAGTTTCTGCTGGCCCAACAGGATGCGCTCGTTGCTCGGAATGGGAAGGTGTACCTTGTTTTAATGTTGTAACAGGACTATACGACTGTGCAGGATGCTCAGGATGCTTCTCGTGCACAGGATGTGCTCCAGTTATAGTAGAACCTAGTTGCACAGGATGCTCTTGCTGCTCTCAAATTTATGATTGTTTTACCATAACAGGTAGTTTTGATTGTGCAGGTTGCTCAGGTTGCTATAACTGCAATGGATGTGTAGAGCGTTATAGCAGATGTAATCAATGCACTACAGAAGATTGTGGTGCAACAGGTGGTGTTAACTATCAATTCTGTGTGGATTGTGGTTGTGCAGATATTTACACAAACTGCTCAGAATGCACTCAGTTGGATTGCGATTCCGTAACAATCAATACCGATTTCTGCCGAAACACCTGCGGTTGTGTACCAACCTCGGTTCTGTGTGACGAGTGTGTTCGTAACAACTGCAATGGTATTCGTTGCAGAACCGAATGCTCAGAGTGTCGTGAAACCGATGGTGTAGGAAAGTACACAAATTGCAATCAATGTTTGCAGGGAGATTGTGATTTCACCTCATCAATCAACCATCAGTTCTGTATAGATTGCGGTTGTCAGTCTCGGTACTTGCTGTGCAGTCAGTGCACACCTGCCGACTGCGACGATCAGTATAATGTTAACCATCAATTCTGCTATGATTGTGGTTGCACACCAACCATTAACTGTGATGTTTGCGTAGCCAATGGATGCGTTGGTGATGGCTGCGATTTCTGTGTAGATTGCATAACTCAAGAAGAGTACACAAATTGTGGACAGTGCTTGCCTATAGATTGCAGCGCAGATTATCGGTTGAATCATCAATACTGTGTGGTGGATTGTGGTTGCATCTCTGATGGAGCAACTGGATCAACAAGCGGTGAGACAGGAGATAACGGTTCAGATATCCTAGAAATAACCAATCCTGGTAAGAAAGTCTCTTATTCAGACTTCCGCAAGATTACCCTGCGTTCATTCTTTGAGATGCCTGTTGGCCCTGAATTCAACTGTAACAATCAGGATGTTCAAGCCCCACCAGTACCACAGGTGAAAGCCATCTCTGTTAATGCAACGAATGTTGATACGGCAGATTGGAGTACAGATTCTAATTATATCGTGAACAGTTATCCTAATAGCAGAGAAATTTTTGTAAATGTTGAAGGAGTTACCGTGGAAACAGGCAGTTCCGCTGGTCTTTCAAGTCTACTTTACCTGAGTTACTATTCTGCAATCAGCATGTGGGCTGATCTGTTTATCGTGGATCAAACAGGCAAAGAGTATCAGATGGCTTCTGTGGGCCCAATGCCCACTTCCGCAACCTCGGTTAAAATCACCTATCCGTTTATAAATCCGCAACATCCATTGTCAGAGCCAGGTGCTGTAAGTTTAGGTAGAGGAGTGTTTGGTGGGTCTTTTGCCTACCAAGGAATTCAAATTCCAAACAATAACTGCATCTATAGACTGAAAATCTACTTCCGAAACACATCAAATACACCTATTCCAGGCAGCACCACAATAAAGGAATTTAATTATCAAATGCTGTCGTCCTCGGATATTGTATCAAGGAAAGCCGCTCCTGAAGGTTATCATTATATGCCAGACGGATCATTAATGGCAGATAGTGAAATGTCAAGTAATAGTTCCGGATCATCGGTTATAAGTCAATTGGTTGGATATGTAAACGGAACAGCCTATTATGGTCCTTTCCATGAACACCTGGGTAGAAAAATGGTTGGGTCGGTACATACATCAACCTTCCATCAATATATTTACAATACAATGTCAGAAAGTCTGGCTAATCTTG